CCTGTTTTCTTTTTTTTTTTTGATAGTTAGTTTATCGCCTATCTCATAATGGACGCGCCGACCTTGTTCGTTTCGGTGATCGCGTTAGTCGTGATAGCCGAGAGGATGCCGCGCGTCTTGTTGGCAACGTTGTCGGCAGTCGCTTTTTGGTAAACGCCGTTGATGAACGTGTACTCAATGGAATTCGCGATCTTGCGCATTTTCGCCGCCTTCTGGAACTGAAGCTCGTCTACCGGATCAGCGCGCTGCCCTGTAATGTTTATTCCCGAGAGCGTCCCCATGTTCGACTGCTTGGCATACGAAACGCTTACCGCCTCCTGGAATATCTGCGTAACGTTGGTCTCCTGAGTGCGCGTGATGAACGTCGCGTCCACGCCCTTAACGCTCTGCACCTCGGAGATCTCGGGCTGACTCGGGGCCTCAAGCGCGTAATCCTGCGAGGTCACGAATTCCACCGAATTGGTGTAGAGCGGCGCGCCTATCGCATTGAGAAAGGGCGTTTCAATGTTGCTTTTGGTGTAGAGCGCTCCCGAATAATTCGGGCAGTTAAAGCTCATTGCCGTGGTTGATTTGATTGTTTCCGTATCGGGCATATTTACCTCCTGTTATACCTTTGTTTCTTGTACCGCCGTCATACCGTCCGCCGCCTTTATCATAGACAGCATATCGTTGACTTTCGCGGCGGCGCTGAACTGTTCCGAGAGATCGGGAGCCGCGGGCGGCGTTCCCGATACCGGAGCGGGCGTTTGCATAAGCTCCTGCTTTGCGGCGGCAGCCGCCTTTTCGCGTGACGCGCCTATCAGCTTGGTAAGCGCCTCCGCAAACCCGATCGTCTGCTCCTCGTTATCGCTGACAAATCCGTCGAGCACGGCGGAGTATTCCTCCTCGGTCAAGCCGGCCGCCGATAATTTTGCCGCCGCTTTGGTGCGGTTCAGCAAGCGCTGACTTTCGGATTTCGCTTTGTTCGCCTCCTCAATGAGCTTGTTCAGCTTCTCCTCCTTCGAGAGCTTCTCGCGCTCTGCCTCGTCGAACTTGTCCGCCTTTTCCTTGAGCGACTTGTTGTCGTCCTTAAGCTTGTTCAGCTCGCTGTGATGTGAACTCAGCAGCGCTGAGACCTGCTCGTCGGTCGCCTCGGGAAACAGCTTCTTGATCTCGTCTCTTGTCATAATAAATCCTCCTGAAAAATTACATTATTTAACGGATAACTCCAATGGCGGCAGCAGCGGGAATTGAACCCGCGCCGTTAATACTGCCGTATAAACAAAAAGAGCCAACGTCCCTATGGATTTCCCATAGGAACATTGGCTCAAAGGCTCTAGATAAGCTATTCAATTAAAAGCATTTATTTTTTATTGAGAACATAGTCCTCAAACTCTTTAGACAATCGAAGATTATATTTTTCAACGTGATATGCAAGGTCGCTCCACCACGAAAAAATACCGTCATCAAGTGCGGTAATGCTATACTCTCCCGGTATCCTCTCACCTGTAAACCTATCACTGGACATTCTGGCTTGAACGGCGGTGGGCGTTCCGTTGTGTCGAAGATAAGATACTATTTTGTCCTGCCCCGGATAAGGCTTCTCTTGAAAACGATCTTTCATTGAAATTCCGTTATCGGAGCCGTACTCCGTATAATTACACAACATAATCATAGCGTTACCTCCTTCTTGGTTTAAACTCTATCCAAGTGCCTGTTTCGCGTATCTTAACACGTTCTTCGGGAGAACTTGAATTCCATATTCCCGAAAGAACATCATTATCACTAACAAACATTTCGCCGTCTATATCTACAGTTACTGTTTCAGTTGGTGCTAACACTGACACGCCCAATTCGTCGGCAATCTGCTGTGCTATACCATCTTTTAGCGCACCGGTCTGACAGGCTATCAACCGAATTGGTTTTCCGCAGAATTCATGGGAGTTTCTGATTAGTTCTGCCGCTTCCTTCGCTCCATACGACCATTCATCACCTTCATTACTGTAAGCCAACAATTCATTGGGGGAACCATGCATAACAATGTCGCTGTATCCGTCCAATGGTTTGATTCTCGCTGCGTTGCGGAAAAGCACATCATTTGAATTTACAAATCTGCTCGAAAGTATCATCATGTTGTCCTTCTTGGGAACTTCATCGTTTGATGATCTCCCGATTTTTCTTTCTACCCTCATTATACCACGATTATTCGCGTTTGTCAAGGGCGTTCCGCGGTCAAATTTCAAAGTACACCGACAGTTGACTATCTCCTCCGCGTCCGCGCCAAGCGATGTATCGTTCGGGAACATAAGCTTGGAATTTCCCACCGTGAACGGCTCGTCGATCGGTATCCTCGTGCCGCCGACCGCTTTATGCGACGGGCGGACCTTGCCGTCGCCGAACGTCTCCCAGGTCTTGAAGCGCATTCCCGAACGGTACGCCCCGTCAAGCGCCGCAAGGTTGCACATCGCGTTTATCTCAGTGCGCGTGATCGTCATCGAATGGCTGTTCTCAAACGCTATATTCGGCTCGCCGCGGGCTGTTCTCGTGAGCCATACCGCGAAGTCGAGAGCGTGTTGATTCCGCCACGCGCCAACGCCGTAATAAAGCTCGCCGCCTTGAAATATTACGGATACATAGCGCTCGTAATACTTGTCGAAGAAGCCGAGATACGCTTTCCGCAGCGACACTGCAGCAGCCGCAAGGAGTATATCTTTACGGCGTTTGTCCGTTTTCTCGTCGGCGATTATCGCATGAACCGTATCGTAATACTTCTTCACAACGTCCCGAAACGCCCCCGCCATTACTATGCGAAGCTTCTTCTCGGCGGCGGGGAGCTCCATTTCGCCGTAATAAAGGATATTCAGGCGGTCAACGCTCGCCAAGCTCGCCATTATCGTCACCGCCCAATTTGTTCAGGATAGCCTCAAGCTCGCCGTCCATATCGACCACGTTCGCCGCCTGTTTATCTTGTTCACCCGATATTATCCACTTTTGGAGATACTCGGAGCTGTCGAGGAACACCTGCTCGGGATCACTGTACAGTCCGCAGTGCGCTATCGCTATGCGCGGGTGGATCCCCGCCTCGAGCTGATTCTGCAAGCCCTGCGTTTTTGTCAGCAGATTATCCGTCTTGTTCCTGGTGAACTTTATCTCGATATCGCCGAGCGACAGGCTCCCCAGCTGCGGAACGTTCAGACACCTCAGCACAAACGCCAGAAACCGCTTTTCCGTTGCCTTGAACTCGTGTTCCATAGACTTCGCGGCACTCTCCGCCATCGTCCACCCTTGCCCGATAACAAGCGCTTGACCCGTATTCCCGCCCGCGCTCGCTTTTCTGTCGGGAACCGCAGCGATGGTCAGCATTATCTCGTACATATAATCGACAAACGTCTGACTTTGCTGCTGATCGAGCGTTGTCTGCAAGAGCTGAATGTTCGCGGGCAAGCCGTTCGTGGACTTTGTGCATATGCCGCCCTTTTCGCGGAGCGCCTTGAATTGCTCGTCGTCAACCTCGCAATTGTTGAACCATATGAACGACTGGATTATCTGCTCTATGCCGTCCATTCTGTTTGAGGCTATATTGTTCATAGCGTCGATAAGCGGCAGCACCGTCTCAAAGCTGCCCTGCCTTGTCGGCGCGAGCCTGTACTCGAATATCGGGATACCGCCCGCGAACTCCTTTGTCTCGGTAATTTCGCGGAGATCCTTAATGACCCAGAACCGCGTATCGCTCCACACGGAATAGACGCTGCCATTGCTCATGTCGGAATACGTACACGCCAGCACAGGCTCGCGGCGGTAATCGTTGGAATACGCCACGAACGTATTACGAGGGTCGCAAACGTAGGTATTAAGTATCCCATTCTCAATCAACGCCAGACGGTGCGCTATGCCGCAGATGTAAAACCACTGCGCGAGATCGCTGTCCTTTGACGCTTTGTTCGCCTCGTCCATTATGCGGTTTAGGTAAGCAATTCCGTTGTCGTCACCTTCGTTTTCACCAAGCGGGTTTTCACCTCGGTAGACGTACTGAACGGGCTCTCCGAACGTAAACCCCGTTTTGAAGTTGACGATCTCGGCGGCATGGTTCTCGACCAGCCTGTTGCAAATCTCGGGACGGACCTCCTTTACGCGGTCGAGTATATCCTGCCGACCCTTGTAATATCCGTAAAGCAGCTCGATATCATGTCTGTTCTGCTCGTGAACGCTTACCGCGCTTTTCAGTACGTCCAGCACGTTCGCGTCGGTAACGTTCCTCTCGTCCGTGAATATCTGCCGCCTGCCGTAAAAGTTCAGCCCCGACATTTAACCGCCCCTTTCCGCTTGGCGGGGAGAGAAATAAGCACCGACTTTTTACAGCATTTGCAGTAAGCGTATATCTCTCCGCGCGATCTTGTATCCGCATCGAATAAGCGCTTGCGGCATTCGGGACACACTATCTTTTCAAATGCCAATCGAATCTCCCCCTACAAGAATTTGTTCTCGATTATCTCCACCGTACACAATCCGTTCTGATGAAAGTCTATATTCATCGCGAGACTGTCCGCTGCGTCGTCGTGACGTTTTATCTTCTTTCCGCTCGTGTTTACCGAGTAGCGGCAAAGCTCTGACATCGCCTTGTCGTACATAGCTCCTCGCGCTGCGTCGTTCCGGAACACAAGACGATCTCGGATATCCGTCGAATAGCGGAGTATCTTGTTGTCCTTGCTCTCGCGGACGTTCGCCGACGAGGTAGTCACGCTGCAATGATGTCCGCGCTCCTTAAGCTGTTTCTCGATATCCTCCGCATAAGCTCTGCCGCCAGCGTTAGCCTCGAACTTGGATCGCCCTACGTCGTTCGCGACAAATCGGTCCACGACAAGCGGCTGCGTGACGGTCTTGTCCTTGTCCGAGAATACCCAGTCATGAACATACCCCAGGTTCCCGAACCAGTAAATGATCGGCGCGGACAAGCTGTCGCCGCCGCCGAAAGCCACGTCCACCGCGCTCTTTACGTCGCACTCGCCGTCGGGGAGAGTGCCGTTGTAATAATTCAGGTTCTCGCTGTCAAACAGCAAGCCCTCGCGGACATACGGATCGCCCATAAACTTGCACGACCAGCTCCACGGGTCAAGGCTCTCGCGCATATCCTTGTAGTACGCCGTCGAAAAGCCCAGTCCGTACGGATAATCGAAGTTGCTCTCGCCGTTTTCGTCCACAGCGGGAATAACTATCACTCTCACCTCGGGGTCGTCCGCATACTGCTCTATAACGCGCCCTATCGGGTCGTCAACCGCCCATCGCGTTCCGATATGAAGCTCAACGGCGCTCTCCTTTTTGCGGTCCTTCGCTATGTTCAGGTATTGCTGATACTTGCTCTCAAGCCGCGCGGGATTTATCGCCTCCTGCCAATCCTTTATGAGGTCGTCCAGGTACAGAAGCTGCGAGACCTCGATAATTCCCGTCCATGAAGCGTCAATGCCGCGGCAAGTCACCGTTCCGAAACGGCGGTCACGGTTCAGACAGAGCTTTGACAGTTCCAGACTTTTCCCCGCGATCTGACAGTTAGGGAACACGTCAGCCCATAAATATTCCTCGCTCGTGATTATCTCGAATATCTCGTCAAAAAAACCGTCCGTAAGCGTCGACGAGTACCCGCCCAGAGCCGACGAACCCTCGGGGTCTTTGCCCGCTATCCAAGTAACGAAAAACATTCCCAGTGTAGACTTACCAACACGCGGCGGAAGGCTTATTACAAGTTTTTTTATCTTCCTCTCGTATAGATCCTGCAGCGAGTCCACAGCTTTGCGCAAGACCGCCATTCGAGGTATGTAAAACTTCTTTTCAGGAAATCTGTTCCATTCGACGTAGATCAGATAATAGTGGAACAGTTCCCTTGCCAGTATCAGGCAAGCCTTTTTCGCAAGCTCATAGAATTTTACCGACAAATCAATGTTTGACTTCGCCGATTTCACTTTGCAATTGATCGCAAGATTATATATTTTCTCCAGATGAGGGCGCTGCTCCGCAAAGCTGCCGAGTAAACGGACTGTCTCGAAGTAGGTTTCCAGACTCCCGTATCTCGTCAGATCGCGATTTGCCGCACGACTTACAAGCTCCGCCGTTTCCGTAGCTCCACCCCCAAAAAGACAAAAAGAGCCAATCAGGGAATATAATAATCCCTAATCGGCTCAAAGGCTCTAAATAAGCTATTTTTCTTTCATTATAGCACAAAATGCAGAGCTTGTCAAGGGGTAAAGCCGATTTTTTATAAAATTTTTCCGCGGGGGGTTAAGTAAGGGAGCGGGGCGTTCTCCCACAACACCCGGGGTATCCCCGAACCATCGTTCTCGGGAGCGGAACGGGTTGCAGAACGCCACACTTTACCATATTGAATTGCGTAAAATATTAATTTTATGGAATTTCGCAAGCGCAACAAACGGCTTTATTAAGCCAAATGTTGAATTGCAAAAAAGTTATACAAACAGTTTGCAATACTAATCCACTATATGTTGTGGTCTATTATCAAACATCGAGTGAGAAGTACCCCTGTCAAGAAAGCGCTCACAACGGCCTGTAAAGCGCTTGTAATCTCTTGGTAGTATACTTTCACTACCAAGTGGTTACAAGCTGCTTACAAGCGAAATCTAAGGGCTTCTCGTTGATGCGGCGGTTATGTATCCTTGTC